CGGATGCGTGTCGCGGACCCAGCAGCCGATCGCGTTTCCTTCGGCGTCGAGCTGAATGCCCATGCGTATGAGCGGGTCGCCATCCTTGCCGTCGGGCGTACTGACCCGGTCCGGGTGGATTGCTTCGCAGACAAGCGTTGTCGGTGCGAGCGGATGTGACCGATCGCCGATTAAGAGAAACCACTCACCACGGCGTTCCCAGTAGCGTTGCAAGAGGTGCTGGATTTCCCAGAGCTGCTCACCGCGTCGGCCGATGAATTCGATCTGCCTGTCCCACAGCCGGCGAATCCGCTTGTTCCAACGCTTCGCGTTCTCTTCCGTGACGACGTCGGCCTGATCGTCGTCGAGGTCCGGATCAATGTCCGCGTCGACATTGAGTCCGCAGCCGGCCACCCGAATCACCCGCCCCTCAACGTGTGCCGTGGCGAGCTCGTAATTCTTGTAGGCCGAATCCGCCCGCTCGATCATTTCCGGCCGGTCATATTCGAGCGCCGAATCAGGCGAGAGCTTCGACTTGAGCCAGCTATGCGCGTCGTTCGATGGCTCGGCCGAAGCGAATCCACCGCTTGATGAGAATTGCCGGCGACGCTGCTCGAGTCGGGCCAGCGTGACATCGCGGCATTTCTCGGCGACCTGGCGACGGACCCGGGCCCCCATCCGCGCGAGTCCGCGCTGGGGACTCACGGCAAATACGAACTCGTCGATGATGCGTCCGATGCGACTCATGTGCGTCGTGCGTGGCGGCCAATGACCACAGCGGAATTGCCGGCCGCGGCGTCCACTCGCCTTTCGAGCCAGTCGATCATTTCCCTAACTTGCGGCAGGTCAGTCCGCGTGAGGGACTTGCCCCGGATCGTATAGCTCTTGTTTTGCGAGAGTGCCGCGAGGGCTTCACGGTACAGGGCGAGCAGCTCCGCGTCCGTGTAGTCAAACTGAGCGGTCAGCTTCGCCATGCCCTAAAGAATAGGGGCAGATCGTCAGTTTCTGGGCCGAATTGTTGCTATTAGTGGCAAGCTGATTTACGCTGGAGGCATGGATTACCTCCGCCAGAACTGGCTCGCGCTCGTTGCCGTTGTTCTATCGCTGTCAGCGATCCTGCGGCCAATAGTTCAACCAGAATTGATGCCGTCGAGAACAATCGGATTGGACTATAAACAGAGCAACATTCTTGAGGACAAGCGTGATGGGCGAATGGAGTGGTATAGAGAAGTTGCCGACAAAGGAACGATTCTCGGCGACGACACTGACCGCGAACTAATCCAGGGCATCGCGGGTTGGCTGTACCAACTGGAATTAGATGTAGCGATCATTTCCGATTCGATCACATCCGAACATCGGACATCCGTCGCCCCGAAAACTGAATCGGAATGATCCGCTTGTTATCTTCCGGCCGGCATCCGCAGATGTTGCAAGCGTAGTATCGCTGCATGAATCGGCCGTCCACTGTCGGCACGCTATTGACGCATTTGAGCGTGCCGTCACACGCCTCTCGCGGGCACGGCTTGCCGACCAGCATGTCATCGACGCTACTCATCGTCCGCGCATCCTTTCGCGCCGCATCCGCTGCCGTGGCAGCCGCCGGCGCCGACCATCATCGACCTCGATCATCGTCGGTCGAATGGCGGACATGACCGGCTGCGCATTGGCCACCTGCCGCCGCTCGATGAGCCGGGCATTCCCGCGGAACTTCACATCGATCGCACACCGCGCGTACTTGACGCAGTCGCGGAAGTCGTTCGGCTCGCTCGGCCACCGTGGCACCCACAACAGCCGGTCCGGGTCCATCTTCGACGGCTCGCCGCTCATTGCCCCGTTGCAGAGCTCACGCATGAAGTCGATGTCCGCCGCGAGCTCCTCGGGGATGCTGAGCGAATCGATCTCGCCCGGCTGCCGAGAGTCGAGCCACCGCTGGATGATCGGTTCGTAATAAAATGAGTTGATTCGAATCCGCAGGACACCGCTCGACCGCAGGGCCTGCCGCTTTTGCACACGCGACGCGCCGTTGACGCCCGGCGTAATCGCGACCGTCTGATAGGGGTCGCCTTTCATGTCGGTATTGGCGCCCTTGCACGGAATCACCAGCCTGTCCCGCCGACTCCACTCCCGGCACTTCCGATAGACCTCGTCGGTTTTCTTGCCGTCGCCCGAATCGATCAGCACCAAACAAGGCATCAACGCAGCGCCGCCGTCCGCGTGTTCCGTCGAGCTGTTCACACACTGGTCGCAGACTTCGCCCCAACTATCGCAGATCCCACGATCGACGATGGCCACCCGGTCGCCTGGGCCCGCGGCGACTTTAATCCACTTGAAATACTCAGCCTGCACGTCGACCGCCGCAAAGAGCCACGTCGACCACTTCGGCATGACGCCCGGCGTGTCGTCGGTGGCCAACCGTTCGGCGACATCCTCTGGCTCGCTCTTGACCTTGTACGGCTCCCACGTCTCGGCGAGCCAGTCGTTGACGAATACCTGCAGGAGCGCCGGATTGCTGCGGACCTCGACGAACTTCCGCGCGATGTCGCCCCACCGAAGTTGCAGGCTGTAGAGGCTCGAAAGCTGCCCACCCCAAATATCGCATTTGCGATCCGGCTTGCCGCAGAGCTTGCCTTTCTTGTCGATCCGGCAGCCTTTGGGCACCCATTTTCCGCACCGCATCATCCGCGCCCGCTGCTCATCGCGAATCGGCTTGTGGCACTTCTCACAAACGTAGCGGGCTGTCCGCTGGGCCAGGTCGGGATCGAGACGACCATCGGGCAGCTTATCGAAGACGATCCCGCCCTCGTCGGGATTGCCATTGCCGAGCTTCAAGACCTGATGATTCTTGCAGTTCGGGCACGGCACGTAGTAGCGGCATTGGTTTGATTCGAGATACTTCCGCTCGATGTTGCAGAAACCTTTGAGGCCCGGGGACGACTCCAGGATGATCTTCCGCGAGTGCCAGTATTCCTTGAACCGCTCAAAGAATCTCGTCGTCACGTCGCCCTTGAGCATCATGCCTTCCATCGACTTGCGATTCTTCCACTTCGTGAACTCGTTGGCCCATCCGTACAAGACGCCGATGTCTGCCAGCAGCGACTCCGATCCAGCCCACGCCACGCCCCAGGTCGATTCGGCGAGCCGGATTTCGCCCACGCTTCGCAGATGATCGGGCAGGAGCTGCTGCCGCGTCTCTCGAATGGCGGACAGCACTTTGTAAATCTTGTTACGTGCCGTTCGCTTCGCCAGCTTCTCATCGGCCGTCGCAAACAGGCCCGGCATGGGATTGGTGGCCATCGACTTCGCCATGAGCTGCAGTGCCGTCATCGTCTTGCCGAGTCGAGTTCCCCAAATCAGCACGACCTCTCGAATGCTCGGATCGTCCCATGCGTCGCAAACACCTTCAGCCCACGGAATGACCGTGCCGTCAAACGACTGGCCGTCCGGAGTCCTGCCGTGCTTGCAAATCCACTCCCACGAGCGAATGACTTTTCGCGGCGCGATCGATCGCATGAGTCCGTCCGCCAGGATCATGCGGCAATGGCTGTCGAAGGCTGAGTCGGCGAATGCGATCATTCATTGGTAGACGGTGGCTGCAGTTGGGCCGGCGCGTCTTCCACGTTGAGCGCACCCGTTTCGCAGTGCTTGTTGACGAGATTCGCGATCTCAACCAACGCGGCATCGTCGAGATAAGCAGATACGCTGCCGATCTTGCCCTCATTGCCGAAGATCTGAATCTCAAGACGTTTCTTCTGGGGCATTTCTTCCACCCTCCAAAAAGTCGCTATCGGGTTTATCCGCAATCACCGTGAGCACATTGCGGATGTCCGCTTCGAGCTCGCCGGTCCACTCGGTCGCGTACTTTACCGGGAATCGCGGATTCCACTTCCGCGGGATCGTCATAAACGCGTCACGTACGACGTTCAGCATCCCGCGCAGCACGCTTCTCACAGAATCCAAAGGAACGTACTCACCCTCCATGGCTTCCGCCTTGGCCATCTTCAAGCGGGCTTCCGCTTCCGCCGCCAGCGTCTCCGCTTCTCGCTTCCGCCGCGTGAACTCGTCGACACCTCGGGCCTCCGCGTTCGCTTTGTCTCGCTTGAGCAGCCAGATCAGGATGTCGGCCAGCGGCCACTGCTTCGCCTTCGCGTCGCCTGGCATCCCGTCCCGGCGCCAAGTGTGGCGGACAGTCGCCGCGGCAACGCCGAACGCTTGAGCAACCTGCGAGAGCGATGTCACCGCACGGTCGCCCAGCACTTCGCGGATCACCGCCTCGTCGAACTTCGATGGCTCGAGCGCAAGCGCCAGCCGAATCGCAGCAGTCGCGTCGATCTTCTCGCTCTCCGGCATTTGGCACGCAAACTGATTTCATCTTCAACCGCCCTTAGTAGTGGAACACCAAGGACTTACGTCCTTATGTGCAAAAAAGGTTCGGGCGGACCGG